GATGTTAAAGGTATATCCATTCCTCCTAAAAACATGTTATTCCCACATTTAGATGGTAAAATTCCAGGTTTTAATTGGCCAAGCGAAAAAGAATACAACAAAAAAACCAATTGGCAATCACACCACAATCATGATGTAAGCACAGGTAAAGAATACGACCTTGATATTAAGTCTATTACTAGGTTTTTCTTTTTAGCATACGGTTGTAATCCTGATATTATTGACAGTCTATTTGTTCCTCCAAGGTGTATATTGTTTGAATCTAAAGCAGGACAACTAATGAGAGACGAGAGACATTTGTTTCTGTCTAAACTAGGTTGGAATAAGTATAAAGGATACGCTTATGGACAAGTCCGTAGATATCTTTATGGTGATGATTACAAACCAGAAGGTAAAAGAATAAAAATCGTAGAACAATATGGCTATGATACCAAAGGTGCTTATCACGTAGTTCGTCTTCTTAACGAGATTGAGCAAATTCTAACCACTGGCGATTTAAATTTAGAAATCAACAGAGAACAACTCAAAAGTATTCGTAACGGCGAATGGACCAAAGAACAGATTCTGGAATATTTTCACAATAAAGAAAAACAACTTGAGAAAATTTACTTAGAATCAGACCTACAAGCAAAACCAGACAAAGAAAAAATCGAAGAATTGCTTCGCGAATGTCTGAAAATACAGTATAATGAACTTGAAATCGTGATTGACAAAAACAAAGACCGCAAGACATTAGAAATGGTCTATAGTCTACTACAGGAAAGGATGTATTAGTGTTTGATGCAATAACAGAGACTAACTATCGTTTTGTTTTTACTATGACTGGTGGTGGAACAGAATTTATTGGAAACCTACTTTCTGGTGGTGGTTTGTCAAAACATGTACTATCATGTAATGTCCCTTATTCACAAAGAGCATTAAGAAATTACATTGCTAGATGGCACCCTACCCCAAGTCATGTACATTCTCATAAAATTGACAAATACGTTTCTGAAGAAACAGCAATCACTATGGCAACATCGTCTTTTTATGAAGGCCATACTTTAACAGACGATACTGAAGTAGTAGGACTAGGTTGTACTTCTGCTTTACAACGTAGAGGAGACGACAGAGAAGGCAGAGAGTATAAAGCGTTTTGTGCTTTGTGTTCAGATGAATTAGGATTAAAAACATTCAAACTTGAACTTAATAAATCTAATAGAAAAGAACACGAAGAAATGAATGCTTGTTTTATTCAAGAGTGTTTGTTGAGATTTTTAATCAATGATACAGAAAGAACATTACACACACCACAAAAATGGGAAGGATTTAAGGATTTTACAGAATGCGTCTAAATTTGTATGCACCTACTAACAAACTAAGCTACGGAATTTGCGGAACAAACATCTTAAAATGCCTATGTCAAGAAGGAGTTGAGGTAAGCTATTTTCCTATTGGCCCATCATTACCAGACAAAGAGATTAAAAAATGTCATGAAAGAGCTATGGTCGGTTATGATAGAAATGCTCCTTGTGTTAAGATATGGCATCAACATGGACTACAAGAAATGGTTGGAAGCGGGTTGCATGTCGGCTATCCTATTTTTGAGTTGGATACTTTTACTCCCGTGGAACTCCATAGTCTTAGTAATTGTGATGCTCTCTTTGTTTGTTCACATTGGGCCAAAAAAATTATAGAAAAATACATAGACGTGCCTACTCGTGTTGTTCCTTTAGGTGTTGACAGAAGTATTTTTAATCCTACGACCAGCTACAGAACACCAAGAGATACAGTGTTTTTAGCGTCTGGAAAGTGGGAAATACGAAAAGGTCACGATTTTTTAGCAGAAGCGTTCAACAAAGCGTTCAATAGTGACGATAATGTACAACTGTGGATGGCGTGTAGTAACCCTTTCCTCACGGAGGAACAAACCAATAAATGGCATACTTACTATAAACAACAATGTGGTGACAAAGTTAGATTTATTCCATATGTTGATACTCAATCTCAACTTGCAGATTTAATGAGTAAAGTAGACTGTGGCGTATTCTTATCAAGAGCAGAAGGATGGAATCTTGGTCTTTTAGAAATGATGGCTATGGGAAAACAAGTAATAACAACAGATTATTCTGGACATACAGAATTTTGTCATGGTAAAAATTCATTATTAATCGATACAGAACAGGTTGAACCAGCAAACGACGGTATTTGGTTTCATGGACAAGGCAATTGGGCGAAACTTGGTGATAAACAATTAGAACAAACTATACATACGCTTAGATTAATACATCAAGAAAAAAATAAGAAAGGGTCTCTTGACGTAAACACATGCGGAATTGATACAGCAAAAAAATACACTTGGACTAACAGTGCTAAAACCATAATTAAGCACCTAGGAGAATTGAATTGAGAACTTTAATTGAATGCGAAACATTGGCCGAAAAAATTCTTTGTAAACACTTTCCTATTATGTCAAAAGACCACGAAGCAATTGGAAAAGTAGTTGAATACATCCTTAAAGCAGAACAAAAATATGACCCCACTCTGTCAAAACGTATGACAGAAAACACTTGGGTGGTTTACTATGGTAAACTTGGTGCTAGAAAATATTACAACGATACTTTCTTAAAAAGACAAAAAGAACAGAAAAAAGTCCTTTCATTAGACTATGTTTACGATGATGGCATTAACCTTGAAAAAATGATTGGCAAGAATTCTCCGCCCGAACAATCTTTGATGTGCGAAGAAATCATGACTTTCATTAAAAACAACACAGATTTAACAACAACGCAAAAACAATGTTTCATGCTTAAAAACACCGAATACAAAACCTATAGGGACATTGGGAAAAAGTTAGGAATTAGTTACGAAATGGCAAGATTAAACAACAATAAAGTAATTAAAAAGGTCAGGGAGGCTTTCGAGTGAAGATTTTTGTAGACTTAATAATTGCCGCGATTGACTTGACAAAAAACGAAAAAAAGGTTATTATACTTGAGGACGGGCTACCTTGTCGAGAAGTAAACGATGATTTGGATTGTGTTTACAAAAAATTATTCAGCGAATTAGCAAACGTGTCTCCAGACTATCCTGATTACGTTTTAGTTTCGGCATACAAACAATCGGATGAAGTTCATATAGTTTATGCCTGTATGATTCCCGAAACTATTAAAATTAAAAAAGCAGAGTGGAGAAATATTTCTAATGTTCAAAACGATTCGGAATTTAGTTTGGATGGCAAAAAGGCCATTTATGAAGCCGCATATAGAATCTAAAGCTATTATCGTCATGTCTTATAACCCAGAAGCAAAAGGAGCACAATTTAATATTAGTTTTGATGGTGATGATGCTAAAACTATAGCTAAACTAGCATTCGTAGGTTTTAACGGCGGTTTTCCTAGCCAACTTGAACAATGGTTATTAAACAACAAAGACAATGCAGAACAAGCAATAGAACTATACCACGCTATGGTAGACGAACAACATAATCAAGAACAAACAATCCGCAATATGTTAACTCCTCCTAAAACTACTGACGAACCTATTATTTGTCCAACACAAATGTTTATTACAGAAAAAAGCTAATTATGGATACACATAACCCAATCTTTCTAACAGTTGACGACATATTGGTTACACAATCGGGTTTACGAAATCCAAAAAATCTAGCCAGTATGTATAAGTATTTAACATCTGGAAAGCAGTTTCACAGACCTGTGATATATCATATGGATGATGGCAAATATTATATTCATAATGGACACCATAGATTAACAGCAATGTATTTTGCTGGCTTTTTTCAGGTCGATAACACAATGGTTAATATTATCGATTTTCAAGTAAGTAAATTTCAGGAAATCAACCACGACGTTGGGTGGGTTACACCATATAATATTCAAACTCATGTACGACTGCCAAACTTAAGTTCGTGGAAAAAAACAGTCGAATACATGAAAAAAGTATATACTCTTAAAGAAGTTAATCGTATTATTGAAGTTTCTGGTCATTTTTACAGTATTCCGCGAAAAATACATTCTATTGTAGATTTCGCAAGAAACTATAGAGGATTTATTGATGATTAGTAGTATGTTGTTTTTGTTGGGTATAATGAGTTTTAGTTACTTACTTGGTAGTTCTGTTGGTAAGTATTGGGTAAGTAATTACACAAGCGGAGAAAGTTTTGTATTTATCTGTTTAACTTTTTGGTCTCTTTTTTCTACCTTGCTAATTGGACCAGTAATGTTAACTTATATGGTGATGTGGATGTTAACTCTAGGAATGGTTTATGTACTTGGCGAATTAATTTATCCTTTATGGATTATGATTCCAAGTAACAAACTGTAAAAGGACAAGTAATGAAACAATATTTGGATATAGTTAGGAATATTTTACAAACAGGTACTCCAAAAAACCCAGTTAGAGTAGGTTCTGATGGTAAAGTAGAAAAGGTTGAAAACGAAACGATAGGATTGCCTAACATATTTTTTAGTCATGATATGGCTGATGGTTTTCCTTTGTTAACTACTAAAAAAGTACACTTTCATAGTGTTGCTGTTGAATTAGAAGGTTTTCTAAAAGGTATTACCGATAAGTCTTGGTATCAAGAACGCAAATGTAGTATATGGAACGAATGGGCTAATGACGATGCATGTCGAGACTTTTACGAAAAAAATTACAGACAACCATATTTAAGAGATAAAGCAGCAGGTTTAGGTGACCATATTGATGATTTTGGCTTAGTTCCTTATCCAGAAGTTAAAACAATGATTGCAAAATCAGTCTCAGACCTTGGACCTGTCTATGGTTATCAATGGCGTAATTTTGGTCAACAATACGGTTCAAAAGAATTAGTAGCGGACGACCACGACTGGACATTCCAAAGTAACGGATTAAAACATGGACACGACCAGCTTAAAGATGTATTAAACACACTTAGAGATAATCCAACAGATAGGCGTATGGTAATATCTGCTTGGAATCCAAATCAAAAACATATCATGGCATTACCTCCTTGTCATTTAATGTGGATTGTGACGGTTTATAATGGTAAAGTCAATCTACATTGGACGCAACGTTCGGTATGTACGGGATTAGGGTTATGCTTTAACATAGCAAGCTATGGTTTATTACTAACAATGTTGGCTAAACACGCAAACTTAGAAATTGGAAACCTGTCTGGCTCATTAATTGACTGTCATATTTACGAAGACCACATAGCTCCATTGTCAGAACAAATTAAAAGACAACCAAAACAATTGCCGCAAATCCAAATAGACAACAATAATGATGATGACAAATATCCTTTTGATTTACTAAGATGGACACATAAGAACTATAAATTAATAGACTATGATTATCATCCACGTATTAAAATGAATGTTACCGTTTAAAATGTTTTATACATACCTTTTTTTAATTCTGTATGTAATCAATCCTCCTGATACACCAATTGCCTACGGAAAATTAAAAGGAAGTCCCAAAATAAAGTCTACAAAAGGAAAATAATGATAAAAACAATTGAATGGGAAAGTTATGAATACAAGTACGACACTCTACAAAACCGTATTCATGCAGACACAGACACAGAAGAAGATACTTCTTACGAAGACGCTCCAGACGATATGGATATGGATATGGATACGTTACTAACAAACGAAGCTAATTCAACGTTGGTACAAACACCAATTGGTGTATTTAACGTCTCTGATAGTATGAATCCGTTCAAACACTACAAATTTTGGCTAGGACACACAAATTTTAATATCTCACCAGAAGTCATCAGGATAATCAAAAACATTCCTGGTGTAGAAGTATTGCGACCTATTAGTAGATATAGGTTTTTTATTGGTATTGGTAAACTTTTTAACTTATCTGATATACAAGGAATTATAACAAAAGAATTAATAGAAAATCCTATTGAAAGTAAAATAGATTTAATTAATAACTCAGAAATAGAAGATAGAGTCATTTCATTGATTAATAATTGTAGTCAAAGTTATGCCGAGTGGATGATTTATATTTTTCCAAACGGCGAAATTGATTATATCTATAAAGGACAAGAAGACTATCAAGCTTGGGTTGAAGCATACAAACAGTCTTTTAACATATCGGGTGGTATTCTTATAGGGTCAGATGATGTCAACAAAAATCAAAAGAAGAAACCTATCACAAACAAGCGAACTAATATATGATATACACGAGCATTGTATAAATACCGACAGTAGAGAAATATTCTTACATTCCAATCTATACCTTGAAGAAGAAAAAGGTGTAGATTTTGCTATGGCTGTACAGTTTGAAAAGAATATGCGATTGCTAAACAAGTTAGGTGACTTGCCTATTTTAGTACATATGCATACGATTGGTGGTGAGTGGGAGGCTGGAATGGCAATCTATGATACCATAAAATATAGCAAATCTCCTGTGGTTATAGTAGCATACGCCAATGCTCGTTCTATGAGTAGTATTATTTTACAAGCAGCAACAGAACACGGCAGAATAATGATGCCGAGTTCTGTTTTTATGTACCACCACGGAACTATGGGTCATGAGGGTCATACTATTGAGTATTTGACAGTTGCTAAAGAACTAGAGAAAAGTATGGATACAATGTTAGATATTTACGTTAATAAGTGTCAATACGGTGAAATATTTACGGGATGGACAGATAAAAGAATCCGCAACCAACTCAAAAAAGAGATGGAGCAAAAGATGGATGTTTATCTAAATGCTGACGAAACAGTAGAACACGGATTTGCTGATGCAGTCATAGGAACAGAAGGATATGAGACTATAGAAGACGCACTAACTACTGTTAAACACCTAATGGATGACGAATGTTAAGAGAACTAATAATATCCGATAAAAATACATCACAAGAAGATTTACTTAAATATTTCGGAGCATCATCAAATTATCTGGTTGATAGGCTGTGTATGCCAGCGGGATTAATTCCGCAATTACACCCATATGTCGATGATTTTTCATATATTTCTTCCTTAATTGACTTTCCATATGGTTGGTCAAGTTCTAAAAATAGAGTTTCCGAAATCATATCGGCTTACCACATGGGTATTAAAACGATGGATTTTGTACTAAGTCCTTACCACATAACGAACTTCAACGTATTAAAAATACAAAAAGAACTCGAAACTCTATCTAATCTCAAAAAAGAATATTCCATAGAATTACGGCCAATTCTTGAATATCGTCTATTCGATGTTGTAAACTGTATATCTGTTGGTGAAATACTGATGAATTTTGGTTTCAAAACCATCGTAGTATCTACGGGAACTATGGTTGATGACAAAAACGATAACATGTTGGTATCATTAGAGTTATCTGACATTGGACTAGACGTTATAACATGTAGTCGTCTAATGTCAAAGACATTCATGTCAGATTTAGACTCTATTGAGGTTTACGGAGTACGTTTTTGCTCTATTTTCGCCGCAGAAACTGCTTTAGGTCAATTAACTACTCAATAATACGTAATGGTGTATAATATATTAGGACTAGGATTATATGTGGAATTAAAGGAACACATAGTAAATTTAATTTGGAGTTTTAAATATGTCAACTACAAAAGCAATTTCCGGCAACACTCAAAAAAATGATGGCGGAACAATTCTTAAAGCCGGTAATATTACACGTACCGACTTCAACGCTATCTCAGTACAAAACGTTTCTGAGCAGACTACAGAATACGGTTCTAAAGTATTTATTCCTACGGGTGTAGATTCTTCTGGTAATCTTGGTGTTCGTGCTGCAAACGGAACCAAGCAGGTTGGAAAACAAGATTCTGACAACTGGCTAATGATGTACGGTGTGGCTCACAACATCGCGGGTGTTAGTAGCAACATTTTGCGTTCTGCTTCTAGCCAATATCCTGGTATCCAACAACGTCCAGTACCACGTACTCACCACATTCGTTTAGACGAATCTTCTTGGGATTATGTGACTGGTGCTGTTACTAAAGGTGGTAGCGAAGGTACTTCGGTCAATTTCCACAAACCAGAAGGTTCTGGTGTTCTCGATAAAGGCGCTTTCCCAACCAATGCTATTCCTGGCCAATTAGTGTATATGGTTAAAGGTATCATCCCAACACAAGACCAATATAAGGCGATAACATAATATAATCCTGTTATATAATTAAATTAAAGCCCACCTATAGTCTTTAAGCTTGGGTGGGCTTTTTATTGGAGAATCATAATGGCAGAATATGGTATTATAGCAGGTATAGTTGTTATAACAATGGCTCTGGTCAAAATTATTGAAAGTTTTGTTTCTAAGACATTTGACGATGCTAAAGATAAAAGAATGATAGACTGTATTAACGCAATCAACAAAAACGTCAATATGTCAGAACAAAGACTAGACAATAAAATATCAACAATACAAACAGAAATACAACACGTTGCCAGTGTTTCCAAGGAGTTGTTTGATATGCACAACAGATATGACACTGACGGAACACCAATTTGGTATGTTCCTCGCTCGTGGGCGGAAAACCAAAAAGAGATATTAGAGTGTTTGAACGAAGTCTCTCATTGTATTGACCAAGTGTCTAGAACACAAGAACGTATGATAGTTGTATTAGATAAGTTATTTAACAATCTTCAAAATACACGATAAAGGCAAACAAGATGATAATTAAATATCAAGATTGCAAAGATTTAATAGAAGAAGCAGATGTCTTATTGTTTAGACATGGTAATTTTCCTTCTATTGGATGGTGGATTGGTAAGTATAGTCAAAGTCCATATTCTCATGTTGGATTAGCTCATTGGGAGAATGGAGTATTAAATTGTGTAGAATTTAGAGAATTTATTGGCAGTAGAAACAAAAGCTTACTTAAACAAGTAGCTATAAACCCTGATAGAATTGACGTATATAAGCCATCTAGACTGTTTTCAGAACCAATTATTGAAAAAGAAAACGACAAATTCGGAATTGTTTGGAAAGACAAAGTTTTGACAAAGGAAATTCGGAATAACATTACACAAGAAGCCATTGGACTTGTTGGTAAGCCATATGGTTGGAGTGTAATTTGGCGTAACATTAAAAGCTTTATACCGTTTTTACGTTTGTCTCAAGACCAAACCAAGGGTAATGATATAGTTAATAATTTTGTATGTTCTACCTTAATTACATATGCTTATAGACTACATTATGTAGACCCAATTCCTTTTTTAGCTGACACTTATACGCAACCAGGAGATTTACCCAGGTCTAATTTGTTTCATTATGCCTTTACAATAGGCGGATTTTAATGATAAAAGAACAAACTATGTTTGGCGCAGCTGTGTTGATGTTGGGGATTTCTAATTTGTTTACGGGGTTTTTGACAGCCGAACAAATTTTAAAATCTTCGTGTAGAATTCAAGTAGACAACAGTTCTTTTGGTTCTGGTACAGTTTTTAAAGAAACAACAGATAAATACTACATCATTACAGCGGGACATGTGGTTACTAATATAATCCCAATATTACATCAAACAATATTACAAGAGGGAAAAGACATAGAAGTTGTGTTTTTTGACGGAGTAGGTAAATCTACTACGGTCAAAGCAAAAATTGTTTCTAATTTTTTTCTATCTGAGACCAATTTTATGGTTCCCTCTGCCAAAGATTTGTGTATAATCTCGATAGAAAAGAAAAATTTAAGACATTTTACACCAACGGTTATTCCTCTGGCTAATGAAATGTTAATATTTGAAGGAAAAAATATAAAAGGTGTTGGTTGGGCACACGGAGCTTGGCCTACATACTGGCAAGGAAGGATTATAAAGCATAATAGGCATGTAACCTATATTAATATGAAAACACTTGGTGGTCAATCAGGCAGTGCGATATTAATGGATACGCCAAACGGAACCAGAATAGTAAGTATTATCAACTGGTCTTTTGGGCGTTTCGATGGGTATGGTGGCGGGATTTCATTAAAGACAATAAAATCGCTAATTAGGAATGAAATAACATGAAAAGAATTGTATTAGCCCTATTGATATGTTTGTGTACATCTATTACACAAGCTCAAATCAAGGGGCCAGACAAAGTAGACGCTCACACGCCTATAGTTCTGGAGGCTGGAAGGAAAGCAGAACACAAAGATGAACAAATAACATATATTTGGAAAATCTTTAACAAGAGCAGAGATGGAGCTACGGCCAAAAAAATCACACTACAAGACGGTCAAGTAGTGCATGTTTGGGCTGAACCTGGAAAATATGATATTAATCTAATAATGATTATTGTTGATTTTGAAAACCGTAAAATGAATTACGAAGAACATTATCAAGGGTTAGAGATAATTGGAGTATTACCAGTTCCAGTACCTACGCCGACACCAACTCCTACACCAACACCGACACCACAACCTACAGCATTCAAAGAATTGGTAAGTCAAGCATTGAGTAAAGTAAATCCAGATAGTACAAGTTACGCCAAGCAAATTGGTCAAAACTATCTTGTAACAGCAGAAGACGCAGAACCAGATTGGTTACCGCGAGATTTACTAGGCTCAGTTAACACATTACATAGCTCAAGTCTTCCTACTAGTGCAATAGTTGGGTGGACGGATTTTTTCAAAGAGCTAAACAAAGCATTTGCAACTCTTAAATTAGAATCTGACGACCTAGAAGGACATATTAAGGCTTTCAAAGATGTTAGTGAGGTTCTTAAAAATTAGGAAAATATTATGAGTATGTTAGAAAAAGTAGCTGGTGAACTTAGTGATGAACTTGCTGAAGATGGTATGTATGGTTTTGATTGGGAACTTATTCTTGAATTTGTTATGGAAATTTTGGTTGATTGCTTTAATAATGAAGACGAACTTATGGAATCTGCCAGAAATCCAACAAGACTACAAAAGGCTGCTCTGTCGCTTAAAATTCGCAGAGAAGGATTGGCAAGAGGCTGGAAAGCTTCCAGAAAATTCCGTAATAAAATGTTAGCAAAATCAGCAGAAATGAGTGAAGAACAATTGTGTGGATGTTATCAAGAAGCTTATCACACTATGTACGGAGATTAATATGCCTAGCGTAAACTCAAGTATAATGAGAGTGGAAGATTATGATTCTATTCCCTCTCCACAAGATTTGGTCAACGCATATTCCAACGGTTTTAAAGGCGTTAGAATAGACAGAGCATCTTACTACTCTATGGACAGGGTCATTAATCGCGTTGTTCATGATTTTAAAGACGTTTACAAAGACGCCAGAGGTAAAGCACATCTTCCATATAAAGTGGTGACAATAAAAGAACCACAATTCGGAAGATATGAAAGCCAAACCACTGGCGACTGTGTTAGTCATGCTACCAGAAACAGCGGTATGCTTGACTATTGTATAGATACCGTATTCGGACTAACTGAATACAGCGGTAGATTTGCTACAGAGAACATCTATGGTCATCGTGGTCATGGAGGCCAAGGAGCAAACTGCTCAAGACTAGCATCATATGTGGGTCCAAATGGTCCCGGTGGTTTTCTAGTAAGGAAAAAATATGGTAGTGGTAGAAATTCTGTAGACCTTAGCGTATACAACAGTCGCACAGGGCATAATTGGGGAAGAAGCGGAACTCCTAAGTGGCTGAGTGAAATAGCAGATGATAACAAAGCCTTGAAAGTCTATTCTATCAAAAGTATGGACGATGTTATTACATCTTTATCTTTAGGTTACGGAATTTCTTTCTGTTCAAGTTACGGATTTTCATCTAAACGTAATGAAGATGGCGTATCAGAACAAAGAGGTTCATGGGCTCACGCGATGGCGTGGATTGGCGTAGACGATACAGATTGGGCACACCAAAATTATGGTGGGCCATTAGTTTTAATACAAAATTCGTGGGGTCCGAATTGGAATGGTGGTCCCAAGCGGCACGAACAACCTGACGGTAGTTTTTGGATTCGTGCTAGTGTTGCTAATAAAATGATTCGCAACGGTGCCGGATACGCTATAGCGTCCGTCCGTGGTTTTAATCCCGTACTTGTCCTAGATACAATGGGGCGTTTACAACAAGAGAGTAAATCGTAATGTTAAATAATTTTTTCCTTCAAGTATTTTTATATACACTGTTGCTCAGCACAACAGCTATGGCTGCGCCTATGGACTATAACCAAATTCCACAGACTGAGGCTATTTATAGCTGGTTGCCTAGTAAATATATGAGTTATGATAATGTACCTCAACTTAATGAAGAAAAATTTAACTTTAACACCGTAAGAAATAGAACTGCCCGTAGATTTCGGTTATTTCGGCTTTTTAGACGATAACCTCCTTGCAAATGGGCAGTCTTAATCGGCTGCCTATTTTTTTTGATTTTTTGCTTGACAGCGGTGAAAAATTCCGTATTATCTAGATAAAGAGTTTAGAGATTGACAAGAACAAAGCCGTAAGGCTTTCATTAAGCCTTGAGACTGGAATAAAGACAGAAAGACCCCGACTAGACGACTGGAATAGAGGAAAAATTAATGCCAACAATGGAAATCACGACAGTGAGCAGTTGTAAAAACGCATGTGCTTACTGTCCGCAGGCTTTGCTGAAGAAGTCGTACAACGCAGATAAATATATGAGTTTGGAAACTTTTCAAAAATGTGTTGACAAAATTCCAAAAGACGTTACGATTGATTTTGCTGGATACGTTGAACCGTTTTTGAATCCGCAATGTATGAACATGATTGAATATGCTGTTGAGGCTGGATACGAAGTAAGAATTTTTACAACTTTGGTCGGAATAACCTTGACAGACGTAGAAAGGTTGAGTAAACTAAAAATAGCTGAAATCGTCTTACATTTACCTGACAACGATAACGTGATGAAAGCTGGTATTGATGATAAATATGTTAAAGTTGCTAAAGAATTTGACCGAACAGTAAAGTATAAGAGTGCTCACGTATTTGGAACTTTACATCATAAATTAAGACCGATATTTCCGTTTTGTATAGACAAACCCAGTACCCACCTACATAGTAGGGCAAATAACTTATCAGAGAAAGTAGAGTGTAAACGACATGATTACGTTCGCGGTATTATTATGTGTGGCGTTATTCAGAGGCATTCTGTTACGAAGTATGGAATTAGGTTTAATCATAATGTCTTACTACCCGATGGAAGTGTTGGTCTATGTTGCATGGATTACGGTCAACAACACCAGATTGGGAATCTGGTTTTAGAGGATTACGAAGACTTATTTAAAAGCAAAGCATACGAAAGAGTTATGCGTGGTCTCCATGACGAACAGGAAAGTATTCTTTGTAGAACATGTAAGGAAACGGTGAAAGTGTAATGCAGATTAAGACAATTAACAGTTGGTGAATGTATAACTAAAATGGCTAAACACTTAAAAGAACGTAATCTTTGATTACGGAAAGGAAAAAGAATGAGTATTGCAAAATCGTTTGTTCTAAAAAGAAGCATGGGTTCTTTTGTCTCTAAAAGCGGATTAGAAATTTGTTCAGGTGGATTGAATGCCGTATTTACTATTCCAGAAGAAGTAGAAGAGATTAGTTTTGAATTCTTTGAAAGAAATGGTAAGTATCGTGTCCCTGTGTCTATAAAATACGACTATGGAGATTTAGAAATTCAAAACGAAAACACTGGACAACTTACAAATTTGTTTGATTGTAAAGCCGAAAAGCCTCTTTTGAGAATCTTAAAACAATATGTTGGAAAAGAAATCTTTGTTGAATGTTTGTATGATTAATCAAAAATCCTATGACTTGATTTGACATAGGAAAATCAAGGACCGGCTAATTATGACATACGACACACAACATGGAGTAAAATGATGACAACCCTCAGATGTACAGTCGAAGAATTAACCGCGTTTGATAGCATCGACTGCGATTGTGAAATTGCAGTCACATACAGCGTGGAAGCTGGCGACGACGGCGACTATTGGACTCCACCAACGGGTCCAACCATCGACCTGGAAGATTGGAAATTCACGGCGGTGATGACATACAACGCCGCTGGCGAACGTGTGACGCCTGAGTCGTTCGGTTTCACGGTCGAAGAAATTAAGGAAAATCTGACCGAGCAAGTCGAAGCGTATATCGACGCTATCGACGACGAGGACGTGTTTGAGCAAGCTGGGCAAGATGAGGAAGGTGCGCGAGAGGCGTACTATGAGGATAAGCTTGAGCGACAACGCTTAGGCGAATAATAATCGACGTAACCCCATACGCCGTAAGGAGTTACGGCGAAATGGAGGGCGCATAATCCAACAGTAGAGATAACACTCTTAAACAGTGTCCAGTCTCGGTGCAAATCCGAGTGCGCCTACTTGTATAATACAATGTTCTGTCCGAGGCACGAACGAATAACAAAAACAGCGGTTCAACTTCGTTATCTATTTTTATTATCAATTACCATTTGACATAATTCAATAAATTTATCAACAGTTAAACTGTTTTTTGCTATATTAGCCTCTTTAATACAAATACCTAAATTATCAAGAGTGTTTTTACCTCCTTTTGATACTGGAATTATATGGTCAAAGTTGATGTTATAGGTTATGACGAATTAACCCTTGAACAAAAGGCTAGTATTCCACTGAGATACCGAAAGAAAGATTGGTAGTGATGAAAATAGAAAACGTATCAATTATCCCAGATTTAGGAATACAGGTAGTAATTTCTTTGCGTGTTTACATGGGTGCTCAGAATTATAAAAAAGAACAGCCAGACGTTGACTCACCAAGATGGCGAAATATGGCTAAACGTATTTTAAGCGAAGTATGCGAAAACACAGAGTTGGATACAAAAGATTTTACATTCTCTGAAATAAATGTTGGTATGGAAGATGTACGTTTTTACGAAACACGGCAAGAATTTCAATTCTCATTTAAAAAGCAGTCTGCGGCACGCAGTGGGGAAAACAAATGTCAGGAAAAATAGTAACGGTAAAACTAACTAGTGGTGAAGAATTTTTTGGTAAATTACTTAATAGCGATGACGAAGGACTATTGATTGAAAAACCAGTTACAATGACACCTACTCAACAGGGTATGTCGTTGGTTCCTCCTGCTTTAACAGCAGAACACGCCGACGTGTTGTTTAAACATGTTCATATTTTGCTTTCTGGTGATACCAGAGAAGAATTGGCTGGTGCTTGGGAAGAAAACTTTGGTAATGGATTAACTGTTGCTAAGAAGCCTGGACTGATTGTGCCAGGGTAACAGAATTATAATGTCGAGGGTGGGAGGTCAGTTGGACTGTGCATAATGTTCAGTCCTTAATCTCGACAAGGTTTATATCCTTGTAGAAGTCGGAGCATCCCCGGCACTCCTCTACTTTTATGGACTTATGGTGTAACCAGAAGCACAAAATCCTTTTAAGATTTGAGTCACGGGGCGGTTCCGTGTGGGTCCACTTTAACTTAGTTGTAAAAATCCATTGTCAAATTCTCAATGGTGATTTCGACATAAAGCAACGTTAAAAACCTTATCAAAGAAACCATAGTTGAATTTAATGTGTTAGGAAAAAAATTATAATGAAAGTTGAAGATGGGCTTAAACTAGATTTTTCCGATGTTCTAATCAAACCCCGTAGAACATTGGCATATAGTAGAAATTCAGTCAATCTTAACAGAGATTTTTCCTTCATGTATTCACCTAAAAAATGGGAAGGTATCCCAATTTTTGCAGCAAACATGGATACAACTGGCACCTTTGCTATGGCTAAAGCGTTACAACAATATAAACTTGTAACATGTCTACATAAACAATATAGCTATGAACTAGTTTGTGAGTTTTTTCTAAATAATCAGCTAGATTATGACTATACTTGGGTAAGCACAGGAATTACCGACAAAGACCTAGAAAGACTAAAAAAAATACTACAACATTGTCCAAATGTTAATATTTGTGTTGATGTTGCTAATGGTTACAATCAAGACTTTGTAGAAAAAATAGCTTATATTCGTTCGCTTTCTCCAGAAAGCATTATTATGGCAGGGAATGTTTGTACTGCTGAAATGGCACAAGAATTAGTTATTGGTGGTAAAGCAGATATTGTTAAAGTTGGTATTGGTCCTGGTTCTGTATGTACCACCAGACTCGTTTCTGGTATTGGATATCCACAGTTGTCAGCAATTATGAATTGTGCAAACACCGTTCATGGTTTAAACAGTGGGCCTAAACGTATGGCTCTTATTTGTGCTGATGGAGGATGCGTTTATTCAGGCGATATAGCGAAGGCTTTTGGAGGAGATGCTGATTTTTGTATGTTGGGTGGGATGTTTTCTGGTTGCGAAGAAAACGAAGGAGAATGGGAATATCATATTGATAGAGAAGACAAATATGAGCGGTATAATCTATATGAGCATTCTGATAATTTTATAACAGCATTAGTAAAAAGTGGAGGTATAGTAAAATTTCCAAATAAACAACATATGGATAGCCCGCATGTTTTGGTTCCAAAATATTCTAAACAAAAGAAAAGCTTAAAATTCCATGGTATGTCATCTTCTAAAGCACAAGGTGCTAATTTAGCTAAACATCGTTCGTCGGAAGGAAAAGAGGTACATATTCCTTACAAGGGTATGGTTAGCGAAGTGTTAGATGGAGACAATGGTATTCTTGGCGGTTTACGTTCTGCTTGTAGTTATGTTGGCGTCAAAGAACTTAAAAACTTTGCAGATGCTGTTACATTTATTAGAGTAAATAATCAACATAATACGGTGTATGGAACAGGATTGGAAAAATAACACTACGTGATTATAAGGAAAAAATAATGAAAATAAAAAACTGGCAACTACTAAACAGCCTTAGAAGTAAAGAATGTTTTCCTCAATGTAACGAATGGTCTTTGGCAGATTGGGGAAATGCTATGGCGGTCGAAACGGGCGAAGCCTGTAATATTATCAAAAAGATGTCGCGAGACAGTGTTGATTTAAAAGAAGAACTAGGAAAAGAACTTGCTGATATTGTTGCTTACGTTGCTTTACTGGCTAATGCTGCCAACATAGATTTAGAGAAAGCTATGATTGATAAGTTTGACGAAGTGTCTATTAAGTTAGGCTCAAATTATAGAGCATAAAGGGCGGAAAAATGAAAAAAGTATCTTTTCTAAAAACCCCTCACAAAAATTGGATTACTTCAACAAAAATTCCGCTATCTTGTTATTGGGTTGTAATTCCTCACGATGGAGACCAATTAGATGGTACTCCATACGAAATAGCTTATGTGTATTTTGATGGAAAATGGTCTGTAAGAAGAATTGGAATGTCTCAATATTTTTCAATTTATGATTTTACATTTGTCAAACCAATAGAAATATCAGAAAACGAATACAATATTATAATTAAAGATTGTCAAGAAAAATTTGGGAACGAATCATGGTAGAAGAAACATTACTAGAACTAACTAAGATAGAATTTGTAAATAGGTGTTGGAAAATTATAAAAGGAGAATATTAATGAACAATCCCGTTAGGGTATTTGGACTTGGGAAAATGGGTATAGCTGTAGTCCATGCTTTGAAAAAACTTGGCTATACCAATATCCATACATACGATATAACCACACTGATTGATAAAGAAACAGACGATATAACACAACACACCTGTGATGGCGGATTTAATTACTCAGAAGCTGTATCGAAAGACACCATAGGTGTTCTTTCGTGTATGCCTTACCATCAGAATTTACCTTTAGCTAAAGCGTGTATTGATAAAGGTGTACCATACACTGATTTAGGCGGGCGAGTTGACGTATCTCAAGCTATTAATGATTATGCTAAAGAAAAAAATGCCACGGCAGTAACAGACCTTGGATTAGCACCAGGATTGGTCAATCTGGAAGTTATGCACGAAGTACTTCAGGCAAAAACATTTGGAATGACTCCTACAGTTGCCAACATGTCGTGTGGCGGAATACCAGACACTAATGTAGACAATATTCTAAATTATCAATGTACATGGTCTATGGACGGTTTAGTAAACGAATACGTAGATAACTGTCAAGCATTGATTGATGGGAACATTCAAGAAGTTATGAGTTTAACCAATGACTTTAGATTAGATTTTGATAAAATTCATTTTGAATCTTCTAGAACAAGTGGTGGAGCAGCACATACTCTTGAATGGATGCAAAAACAAGGTGTGTTAAACAGCGAGTATCAAACAATTAGAAACCCAGGTCATTTTAATGTTGTTAGAACTATTTTGGGTGACAATAAAGATGCAGACCTTTTGGAATCTATATTTCAGAAATGTGGTTACACAAGTAAAGACATGGTGGTTTGGTCATCAAACGTCTTCACTAAAGAAGGGTATAAAAAACTAACACTAAGTGGTATTCGTCATAACAGCGTTTTTACCGCTATGCAACAATGTACTGCTTTTCCTTTTGTTGCTGCTGCTGATGTCGTATTTAAATCTGGTAATAATAGTCGTGGATATGATGTTATTCTTGATAATTATGATAAATTTCAATCCAATCTTAATGATATTGGTTTTAAACCACAGGCAGTCAAATGAAAAACATATCTTTAGATTTAGTCAGAGTTACGGAAGCTGGGGCAATTCACGCATCAAAATGGGTTGGTTCTGGAAATAAAGAACTAGCAGATAAAGATGCCTCACAAGCTATGCGTGATAGATTTAATCAAATGGATTTTTGTGGTTTAATTAAAATTGGCGAAGGTAAGAAAGATAAGTCGTTTGGTCTCTATGAAGGAGAAATAGTAGGGAAAGCAAGTTATACTGCGGATTTTATGACAGAAGCAACAAGAAAGCTTTACCGCCACTTACAAGGACATACGGTGTGTGATATTGCTATTGACCCTATTGAGGGGACTACTCCTACTGTGTACGGTGGACCAGAAGCTATGTCTGTGGTTGCAATAGCTAATAAAGACTCTATGTATACTACGGAAAACTATTATATGGACAAACTAGTTTGGGGTCCAACAACAAACAAGTTTAAAATTAAGCCATCTTTGCGGTATTCTATTAAGAAAAATATACAAATTCTCTCGGAAGCACTTGACAAGCCTTACGATAGGGTTATTATATGTGTGCTAGACCGTGTGCGTAACTTAGACAGGATTGAAAAACTGCGGAAATTAGGCGTTAGACTCAAGCTTATTAAAGACTGTGATGTTTCTGGTGGTATTGCTGCGTGTTTGAATAGGTCTGGTGTAGATTGTTATATGGGTATTGGTGGTTCTCCAGAGGGTGTAATTACGGCTGCTGCTGTTAAGGGTCTTGGTGGAGGCATGGAAATCCGCGACGTAACCAAAGATGGCGAACGTTGGTTTACAAAGACTGGTAGTATCGTAGCATTAAACAAGCTGATTGATGGAGGATGTGCTTTTTCTGCAACTGGAATTACTACAGGTAGTATTTTGGATGGAGTGAAGATTATTAACGGCAAATATGTTACCCATAGTATGTTTATGAGAAGTGAAAGTAAAACTGTACGTTGGTTAAGGACTGAACATGGAAACTAAAGATGAATTTATTATGCCTAAAAGGCAGGAAGTACAAATAACAGAAGATAACACGCACAAAAAAGGTACTCGTTCTAATATAAGAGTTTGGACAGAAGATGGTGGTGATGTTTATGAATTAGATGGTTCTTTGTGTACGGAATTACATGAAGACAAACAGATAATGATTTATGGTTTGTTGGGTGAAAAACGAATTATGACAGTCACACCAGAACATGACGCGGAAGATAGTGGGATGTATGCGGTAATTCAACACTGGGAAAATTTGAATACTACAAGGAAAAATTACATTTGTACATATTTTATTGACAAAAGTATTTCTTTGAGGGCTGATTTTTCATAATTTTGTGTATAATAAAGAGGAACTATGAATACAAACAATAAATAATCAGCAGGGTATACCCCTGCTAGGGGGTGTGTCATGAGTGAATATTTAGGTGATGTAACTGCAAAAATAGTTGTTCAAGCAGAAGGCAAAAACTACAAAATAGACCCAGTGACGGTATTATTGGTCGCCAGAGTAGTAGTTAACTTAGTAAAAGCTTTAAAAGCTTGCAATAAACACACAGGCTCAGCGGTCAAAACGACCAAAAATATAACTCGCAGAGAACGTAACATTATAAAACGCGAGTTAAAAAAAGAGTTTGGTTTTTGGGGTTATTGGAAAAACGGCAGAAAATACGTAGATTCCATCGTAAAAACCTCTTCAGAATGTAATGAAGAAGACATTGTAAAACTATATTCAGAGATTTAAAAGGAGAATTGTATGAGATTCAGGGTGGGATTTGTAGCAGTATTAGCACTAATGTTGACGACTTCTGTAGGTTTTGGTAATGATGTTATTAAACACTTACAAGATGTTAGCGTTACAATCAAGTCAGAAGGAGCGTTTGGTGGCGGGCAAGGGTCTGGAGTTATTGTAACTCGCGATGTTGAAGTGAGCAAAGGAAAGACAGTAAAAGTCAACTTTGTGTGGACAGCAGCCCATGTTATTGATAATCTACGCACTGTTCGCAAAGTAGTAGACCCACAAACCGGAGTAACAAAAAGCGTTATTGATTTCAAACCCGCACATATTGTCAAAGAATTAGTAGAAAATGGCAGACGAGTCGGTGAAGTCAAAATGGAAGCAGTTGTTATCAAGTATTCCCATTCGGAAGAAGGCGAAGACTTGGCTTTGCTTATGGTGAGAAAACGAGATTTTGTACAAGCAAATTCCAATTTTTTCCTTGATACAGAAGAAGACTCTGAAAATCTACAAGCTATTGATTTGGGTACGGAATTGTATCATGTTGGTTCGCTATTAGGGCAGTTTGGTAGTAATTCATTGACTACTGGTGTTATTTCACAGGTTGGACGAGTACTTGACCTATCGAGTGGTGAAGGTACTGTATTTGACCAAACAACGGTAACAGCTTTTCCTGGTAGTTCTGGTGGTGGTGTTTTCTTGAAAGACGGACGAT